ATCTGTCCTGATTGCCGACGAGGCGACCATGAAATGTGTGGGGGCGACACCTGGGATGCAGAGCGGGACCGTCCCACGATCTGCGAGTGCTGGCAGTGGCAGCACGAGCCGTTGCTGGAGGAGGAGCAACAGCGATGAACGTCATCGACACCGGGCTGCTGCCGCCGATCGAGCACCGCCGGATGTGCCGGATCACCACCGTGCACGACGCCCACTGGTGGCAACCCGACCACGCGCACCACTCGTCGTTCTGCCCCGGCGTCTCCATCCCCTGGGGTTACCGACTGGTCAAACAAGAGGAGCAACCGGAATGAGCCACACCTACGACACCGAACACCTGCCGCCCTACGACCTGCCGGGCTGCCCGTGCCTCAACCACCAGATGTCAGCCGAGTGCACCTGCCTGTGCCCCCACGACGGGTCCAGCCCCGACGACCTGCCCGGCCAGGAAGCCGAAGCCGGAACCAGGTTCGCCTACCACGCGCTGATCATCCCCACCGACGGGCTGATGGACGTGCTGCACTCCGACCTGGAGATCGAACCCCGCTCGTGGCTGGAAGCCCACGGCCAAGGCACGTTCGTGTCCATCCGGATCAACCGGGACCACCACCAGGTGAAGGTCGCCTACCTGCTGCACCCCGGCGACAAGGCCAACCCCCGGGCCATCGACGTGCTGGCGCGTCTCACCGGCGTGTTCGTCGACCTCACCGGTAACGTCGCGTTCATCGGGATGGAACCGGAGGAGGTCGTCGAAGTGCTCTCCCATGTCAGATGATCCTTTAGGTCGACCTAAACTCCTCGACCTTCCCCACCTGGTGGACAGCGACCTGGACACGTCGTCGCTCGGCGCCCTGTACCTCGGCTCGAACGGCTACGTCTACTACTCCCGGTGGGCGAACGGGGCCAGCCAGCCGTACCTGTTCCACAGGTGGGTCGTGGATGCGCCGCCCGGCAGCGTGGTCGACCACATCAACGGCGACAAACTCGACAACCGACGAGCCAACCTGCGCATCGTCACCAACCAACTGAACCAAGTCAACCGCAAGCGCCTGAACATGAACAACACGAGCGGACACCGGGGCGTCAGGCGGAGCAACGCTTCACGGAAGAACCCGTGGCTGGCGCAGATCATGGTCAACCGCCGGGCTATCTACCTCGGCCTGTTCCCCACGGTCGAGGCAGCCGTTGCGGCTCGCGCAGCCGCCGAGATGGAGCACTGGGGCGAACTATGTCCGTGAGTCGTCCACGGTTGCTGGACTTGTTTCTGCGGGGCAGGCGGCTGCTCGGTCGGGTACTACCGGGCCGGGTTCCAGGTCGAGGGCGTGGACGTGGCCCCGCAGAAGAACTACCCGTTCCCGTTCACCCAGGCCAACGCGATGGACGTGCTGGCCGACCCGGCATGGCTGAACAGGTACGACGTGGTGCACGCCTCCCCACCGTGTCAGCGGTTCAGCCGGGCCACCGTCGGGTCCGGTGACCCGGAGCGCTACCCGGACCTGCTGACCCCCACGCTGGACCTGCTGCGGGCGTGGGGCGGCACCTGGGTGATCGAGAACGTGCCGAGGGCGCCGCTGCCCGGGGCGCTGATCCTGTGCGGGTCCGAGTTCGGGCTCTCCGCCCACGACCCGGCCAGCAACCGGACCCTGACCCTGCGACGGCACCGGCTGTTCGCGTCCAACGCCTACCTGATGGGCGCCGGTGGCTGCCACTGCGCCAACGACCGGCACTACGGCAACATCGGCGGCGTCTACGGCGGCGGGGCGCACGACCGGACCCACGCCCGGGAGGTGCGCCGGGGCGGCTACACCCCGCTGAACGCGATCCGGGCCGCGATGATGGGCGTCGACTGGCCGGTCACCCAGGTGGAGTTGGCCCAGGCGATCCCACCCGCCTACACCCAGTTCATCGGAGAGCAGTTGATCGGTCACCTGGCCTCCGCCAACCAGCAGATGAATCTGTTCGAGGAGTTCGGATGAGATACCCGTACGCAGCCAAGCAACTGCTCCGCGAGATCGAGGGCATCGACCCGTCGGTGAAGGTGGAGGCGGGCTCCGACCTGGACGGGCTCGGGGTGATCCGCACGTTGCGGTTCGACGGGGCGACCGCTGACTGGCTGTGCCCGTCCCTGCAAGCGTGCGACGACGACCGGATCGTCGGTCTCACCCACGACGAACGCGGCCTACTGGTGACCTTCGTGGGGGACCGGCACGCCGACGAACGTCACCCGTTCCTGCTCGCCGAAGCCTACGAGGTGCTGACCAGTGATGATGACGCTGCTGACGATCATGCTGATCTACCTGCTGAGCCTGCCGATCCTGGCGTGGGCAGCGACGAAGATGGTCAGTAGAGCCAGGCGGTACACGTTCCGGTCACGACCTGACCGGGCCACGCCAGACCGTCGGTCAGATGGAACGCCGTCGCCTTGATGACCGCCCCGGACACGAACGGGATGACCCGCAGCGCCAACGTCCCAACCTCCTGGAAGTTGACCGAGATGATCCCGGCCCGCCCGGTCAGGTCAGTGGTGGTCAGCAGGGTGATCTGCCCGCTGGCGTCGGTGGTCGCGCTGACCTGCTTGACGTAGTAGGTCAGCGGCGCCCCGGCGACGTACGGCCCGGACAGCCGCAGCAGTTCGTTGCCGCCCGGACCGGCGACCAGCCGCATGTCGTAGTTGTCCTTGACCGCCGACCACTTGGTGCCGTCCCAGTAGTCAACCTTGCCGGGCACCGAGTCCAGCACCGACAGCGTGTTCAGCATCGGCGCCGGGGCAGCCCCGGTCCGGTCGGCGTCGTTGACGAAGTGGCGCACCAACTGGTTGATCCCCGGGTCGGTCATCCCAACCCCGGCCAACTCGCTGATCAGGAACTTCGCGCCGTTCGACACCACCCGCAGCGGGGCGCCAGCGGACCCGTCGCCGACCAGCGTGCCGTCGTGCTGCACCGCACCAGCCGGGGCGGTCACCGGGTCCTGCGGCACCCACTGCGCCAGCGACGAGTTCCAGCCCAGCACCTGCCCGTTCGCGGGGGTGGGGGCGGCCACGTCCGGCAGGTCGCTGATCGTGGCGGTCGGCGCGAAGTTCACCCCGAGCAGCCACGGCGAGTCGATCGTTCCGTCGCCGGACAGGTTGAGGTCGAACACCTGGTTGTCGACGACCTGCAAGTCCATGTCGGCGCTGATGACGAACGGGTCCTGCGGGGAGCCGGAACCGCCCACCACCACGTTGCTGCCACCGGACACCTTGCAGGCGCAGGAACCGGTACTTCCACAGCAGGACGGCATCCTCAGCCCCTCACGTTTTGATCATCTTGTTCATGGCGATCCACGGCATCATGTTCGTGTCCGTCGCGCCCACACCTGCGGCGGCCACCGTGGCGACCGGGACAGCGACAGCGGGGACCCCGACCGCACCGACGGCGTGCTGGTGGTTCGCGCTGATCCCACCGGTGGAGAAGGCGTGCGCGTGGTTCGCGGTGACCCCACCCAGGTACACCTGGGCAGCGGTGCCAGCCGCCGACGGCACGTTGTTGATCTCGTTGATCCGGTAGGTGTTCGTCGACGCCGACGTGCCGGTGTTGCCGTTGTACTTGAACGCGATGCCGTGGGTGTGGTCCGCGTTCTGGTAGCCGGTCCCACCGGAGTGGACGTGGTCAGCGGACACCGTGCCGGTGTAGCCGTGCTCGTGGGTGCCGTGGTCGTGCACCCCGTGGTCATGGGAGCCGTGACCGTGGCTGATGACCGCGCCGTCCTGCGCGCCACCCTTAGTGCCGATCACCCGGTTCGTCAGACCGGTCCCAGCCCCAGCGCCCAGCGACACTCGGCTGCGCAGGTCCGGCAGGGTGAACGTGGTGCTGCCGTCACCGGCCCCGTACTTGGTGCCGATCACCGAGAACAGCCCGGAGAACTCGACCCGGGCCACCGCCGCCCCGTTACACAGCAGCCAGCCCACCGGCGGGGTGTCCCCAGCGAAGTCCAGGACCGCCCCGGTGGGTGCCCCGGCGCCACCGGCCGGTGCCTGCGACAAGTCGGCGGCCAGCAGGTACGGGGCCTGCGCGGTCCCGTTGCCGGTCAGCGTCAGGTCGACGCTCGCGGTGTCCCGCACGGTGAGCACCGTCGGGGTCGTGGAGATGACGTACGGGTCAGTGGGTGTGCCCGACCCGGAGACGGTTGATCCGAGGCCCCCGTTGATGGTGCAGGAGCAGACGTTGGAGGCGCAGCCACAACGAGCCATTCGGACTCACCTCACGTTGTTACGGGTTCACACCGCCTGGGGCTCCGACCTGGCTTTAGGCGAACCTAAAGACCGACCGGCCGTCGTACACCGCCCAGGCTAGGGGGTGCCGTCGTCCACCGATAGGGAACCGGGCTCATGGTCTGCCGGGATCGGCTCGTATTCCACCGGGGGCGGGGGCTCCGGCTGCAACGAGTCCGGCCCCGGAATGTCCGGCGGTGGGGGAAACGCGCCGAAGTCGGGCTCGGACGGTGTCTCGCTCATCACTTCTCCTTCGGGTGAGCCGGCATTGCCTCTGGCTCAGTCTGCTTGAACGGCTTGCCTGACCGGCCGGTGGCGTGCGGGCTGGCGGCTTCGCTGAACGAAACGTAGAGGACGCAGCCCTCGTGGAGCACCCAGCCCTGGACCAGTTCCTCCGCTTCGGCCAGGCTGCTCACCTCGAAGGTGACCTGCACCGATCCCATGCCTGCCATGCGGGCTCCTAAGCGTCGACGGGGTAGAAGATTTGGTCGAGCGAGACGTAGGCGCTCGCGCCCTGCACGAACAGGACGGTTCCGGTCGTGGTCACGTCGATGCGGGGGACCACTGTGCCGTAGGAGTCGACGCCCATGATGAAGATGCGCTGGTCCGATGGTCGGAAACTGACCGGCACGGTGGAGAACTGGCCGAGCCCTGCACCGGCGCGCATCAGGCCCTTGAGGTAGACGACATGGCCGATCTTGCGGAACGCCGGGACCGGGAAAGCACCGCCGTAGGCGACCCAACCGTTGGTCAGCACCATGTTCTGCCACGGGGTCTGGTTGATCCCGTTGCACCACTTGATCGTGTTCGGTCCACCCAGGGCCACGCCGTCCCCGTTGTGGGTGGCGATGGCGAGCCAGTTGCTCGGGACCGTGAAGTCGGTGCTGTAGCCCGCGATGCGGAAGTTGGCTGGCCGCGAGATGTAATCGCTGCCGAACGGCACGATGTAGTAGAGCGTTTCCCACACGCCCAGCGGGATACCGGCGGCGGTCACGGTCGCCGACCCGGTGTTGCCGACCCGGGGGATCACCGTGCCAGTGGGGGGTGCGGTGATGTCGAAGAACCCGGACAGGGCCAACGCTGTCGCACGCCCTGCGCCCATCGTGATGAACCGCTGCGTCCAGGTGATGTTGTAGGACTGGTCGACCCACAGTTGCCCACCACCAGCGACAGTCGCCCGGGCCGCATCCATGTAATCGCGCTGCACGTTCGCGGCTTCCAACGCGGCCAGTCGGGCAGTGGTGTCCGGCGGGACGTAGGCGGGAACTTGGGTGATGCCCATGTCACACCTTGATGATTTTGTTGAGGGTCAGGTACGGCGGCATGTTCACGTTGGCTACCGCCACCCCAGCCGCATCCACCGTGACCGAGTGGTAGTGGTTCGTGTTGAAGCCGTTGGTCGTCAGGTTCGCTCCGCCACCGGTCCACCCCGCCCCACCGGAGTTGAGGCTCAGGGTGTGGCCGTGGCTGTTGAACGTGCCGTTGAACGCCGCCGCACTGCCACCGCCGGGCTGCTGCGGCAGGAAGCCCGCCGACCCGGTGTTCGCCGCCGCCGTGCCACCCGAGGTGGCGTGGTAGTGCTCGTTCAGCGTGTGCGAGTGATCCACGTTCGCGTAGTCGGTGGTCTGCGTAGCGCTGCGCACCGAATGGGAGTGCGTCGGGACCACCGCATCCGCTGAGCCACCGACGCTCGCCAACGCCCGCCCCGTCCCCACACCCACCGCGACCCTGGTCCGCAGGTCCGGCAAGTTGAACGTGGTGCTGCTGTCCCCCGTCCCGTAGGTCGTGCCGATCGCCGCGAACAGCGCCGCATAGGCGGTGCGGCTGACAGCCGTCCCATCGCACACCAACCAGCCGGACGGGGCGGTGGCACCACCGAAGTCGCAGATCACCCCGCTCGGGATGGTGCTGTACCCCGGCGGGGAGACCGGTGGGAAAATGTCGATGCTCACGCGAACTCCAACCCGGACACGGTGAACGTCAGCGCCGCCGCAGTCGACGCATGGGCCGCGACCGTTCCCCCGGCGGGCAGCACCTGGCTCATCTCGAACGTCAGCACCGACTTGGGCGGCACGTCCACGTCGTGCACGATCCGGTTGGCGGCAGCCCCAGCCCCACCACCAGGCACCAGGCTGACGAACGCGGACGCGGTCGCGGCGGTGGTGTTGGCGACGATGAACTGCTTGACGATCGCCGTCTTGCCGGTGGGCACGGTGTAGAGCACAGCGGCAGCGTTGGCGAGGCTGACCTGAGCCATCCTGGTGGGTGTGTAGGCAACCATCAGAACTCCGCACTGAACTGGATGTAGGCCCCGGCGCTGTTGAGCGTGAGAATCTCCGGCCAGTGAGGAGTGGCCGCGGGGGTGAACCCGGTGTAGGCCAGCAACCCACCGTCGATGCTGTAGTTCGTCGCGTTCCAGGCGATGGTGCCGCCGGTCTTGTTCGAGACCACACCATCGGAGGAGCCGACCCCCACTCCCGACACGGCGGGCAGGAAGGCCATCGGCGTCTCGAACTTCCAGCCGAAGAAGATCATCGAGGCGCTCGCTGCCAGCCCAGCCGCAATGTGCGGAGCCGTGCCCGCGTTCGCATAGGAGTAGCGCCGGAAGTACCGGGCGCACCAGACGGCCTGCTGCTGCTGCGACAACCGCTCAAACGGAGTCGCCAGTGGCCCCGCCTCCAACTGCACGTCACCGATCGCTATTGCCCCCGCCTGGGTGCCAAGGCTGTTGGTGCGGCTGGCATACGTCGAACCAGCGGACAACCAGAACCCGATCCACAAGGAACTGTTGTTGTTGGTGCCGATCGTCTTGGCCGCGATGCTGGGAACGGTGAACGTGACGGTGTACCTGGTGCCCACCGCTGTCGTCTGCACGGTGCTCACGTAGGTCATCGCGCTGGCCGACGGTGAACCGCCGGTGCCGAAGTTCTGCAACACCTCGATAGCGACCTTCGGAGTGCCGGTCGTCGCCCGAGCGTAGAACCCCAAGGTCACCTGCTGACCCGCCAAGGTACGCACATCCTCGATGGCTGCCCACAGCACGAAGTAATCCGACGCTAGCGAGTGCCCGCTGGTCGTCAGGATGCCCAGGCTGTTGGCGAGCAGCAGCGTCGAGTCGGCTGCTGCGGTGATGTACCGAGCGAACGTCCGGGTGCCACCCGAACCGTCCAACGCCCAGCCGTCTGCGGAGTAGCCCGTCGTGAAGGGTCCGTTGCCGCGAGCCCACACACCGAAGTCACCGTTGCGGATGACGTTGCGACCAATGGTCCCGGCGTCCCGCTGAGCGATCAGCGCCTCAACCCGCTGAGCCAACGCCTGGATCACGTCGTTGCCGTCCCGCACCAACTCGTTGCCGAGCGGGTAGGGGATCGCGTAGGTGGGGGTGGTCGCCACTACAACTCCATCGCAAAGTCCATGTACACACCGGGCGGGACGAACAACAGGGTCGCCGCTCCTGTGGTGAACGTGCCCCCAGCGGTGATGGTGACGGTGTTGAACCCAGCCAATCCCACCATGCTGCTACTCGTGGTTGTCCCGTTGCCGCTGCCCAGGTAACCGAGCGCAGCGCTGGTGCTGAACGTCGGGACCGCTCGCGGTGGGACCGGCAGCACGATCGGGGTGTACAGGTTGGCGGCGTTCCACGGGTTGCCCGTCCCGACGTACAAGTTCCCGCCACCGGTGTTGTTGACCCGGCAGAAGAACCGTTGGCACCAGGCCAACTGAGCATGTTGGGGCAGCCGCTCGAATGGCGTGGCCTTGTCGCCCACCTCCAACTGCACGTCAGTGAACTGGAACGTGGCGTTCTGCAAGCCGATACTGCTGGTCCGAGCGGCGTAGTCGGTCCCCGCCGAGAGCCACACGGTGACCTGCAAGTAGTCGTTGCTCGCGGAGCCGATCGTCTTGCCGGTCACACTCGGCACCGCAAAGGTCAGCGAGTAGCGGGCGAGCGGGCTCGGCCCCAGTTGGATCGAACCCACCGGCGTGTTGACGGTCGCCGACGGGGAACCGCCCGTCCCGAACACCTGACTGAGTTCCACAGCAATCTTGCTGGCGGGGTTAGCCAGTCCGGTGAATGAGAAGGTGACGGTCTTTCCTGCCAGGCTTTCCACGCCCTCGATCTTGGTGAACACCTGCGCGTAGTGCGACACCAGCGTCTGGCTGGACACCACCGCGTTCAGGCCCCACTTGGTGGGCACCCCGAACGGGATCGTCTGGAACCGAGACACGCTGTTCCCGCCACCGACATATGTGGACGCCCACCCATCAATCCCGTACACGCCCTGCGCGGTGAACGGCCCGTTGCCGCGCTGCGCCACACTCATGTCGCCGTTCCGGATCACGTTGCGCCCGACCAGCGACACGTCCCGCTGAGCGATGAGCGCCTCAACCCTGGCAGCCAGAGCCTGGATCGCGTCGTTGCCGTCACGCAGGTCGTCCCCACCCGTCGGGTAGGGGATCGCGTAGACCGGCGTGGTGCTAGGCACTCGGGGTCCCGGTGTCCCAGGTGTGACCGGCCGGAACCGAGTCCCACGACTTCCCAGCCGGGTACTCATCCCACGCCGGCCCGTCCACGCTGCACATCGCGTCCCAGGTCAGCGTCGGCAGCATCTGGTCCCACGTCCCGTCCTGCGCGTCCCACGAGCACGCCACCACGTCCGAGTCGAACAGCATCCCGGAGATGGTCAGGGTCAGACCCTCCGCCTCCGCGTGCGCAGCGATCCCACCGCTGATCACCTGCATCATGTCGAACGAGACCGAGCCCTCCGCACCGATCGGCACGTCGTGCATGATCCGGTTCGTGGCGTCCCCCACGCCGCCGATGTTGAGCAGCCCGACGTACACGTCGATCGGCGCCAGCGTGGTGTTCGACAGCACGACCTTCTGGACCAGCGCCATCTTCTTGCTCGGCACCGTGTAGACCACCGCAGGGGTGGTGGTCAGCGCCGCCTGACCCATCTGCACGGGCTCGTAGACCAGCGGCTCGTACACCTCGGTCATCAGTAGCCGCCCATCGCCAGCAGCGGTTCCCAGCCGGTCGACCCGGCCGGACCCTCGGGGCCGCGCAGCGACCCTTCGTACAGCCACCCAGCCCAGTCGTTGGTCGGCCCGATGTAGCGGAACGTGTCACCGGTGTTGTCGTAGATGAACTGGTCGCCGACCAGCGGGTTCGGCACGTTGATCGGGTCAGGGGTCGCCGGGTCACTGTTCCACCACAGGGAGCCCCGGGTCCCGGCCGTGCCAGCGGTGCCCGGGTTGCCCTGCGGTCCCTGCGCACCGGTCGCCCCGGTCGGGCCGGTCGGACCCGTGGGGCCAGCCGGACCCTGCGGACCCACCGGACCCTGCGGGCCGGGCGGACCCACGGTGCCACCGCCGCCACCGGCGACCGCCCACACCGAGAACGTCCGCACCCCGTTCAGGACGTGGAACGTGCGCTGGTAGTGCTGCGGCGGAGACCCGCCGGTCGGGTCGTACACGTCCTGGTAGCCGGTGCCGTCCTGGTTGCCGAACGTCTCCCCCATCCACATCTGGCTGGACCCGGGGGTGTTCAGGCCGTTCGGCGGCAGCGTGTAGTACATGCCGTTGAACGCGGTCGCCGGGTCGTTCCAGTCCACGATCTGCACGCAGTACGGACCCAGCCCGGGACCCATGATGTCCGAGGCGGTGCGGACGCTCGGGCGCCGCTCCTCGTGCAAGATGCGCTTCTCCATCGACCGCATCCAGTCGCTGGCGTTGATGTCGATGGCCCAGTTGTTCTGACCGCCCATGCCCTCACCTCCTCTTTAGGTCGACCTAAAGTCAGTCTTCGGCCAGCGCTTCGTCGGCGTCCGGGTCCGCCCCAGCATTGGGGGCCGGTGACATAACCACCTGCACCGACTCGCCGTCGGACCCGAACTGCACGTTGACCGAGTCCAACTTCTGCCACTGGGCGACCTTCCGGCAGGTGCCGGTGGACCGCAGCGGAATCCACACCCCCGGCACCAACTGGTCGAACGTCACCCCGATCTGCGGGTTCAGCGTCGAGTTGTCCGGCACCCGCACCACCACCGGGGTCGGCCACCGGTGAGCGATGTTGCGCTGCGCCTGGTCCTCCAACTGCGACACCAGCGCCTGCCGGGCGGTCGGGGTCAGCACCTCGTCCGCCGCCGCTGCGGTCTCCCCGTAGGCGGAGGCCAGCATCTCGACCGGCCCGTAATACTGGTACGGCACCGCCTCGCCCAACGGGCGGGCCGCACCCCAGATGCCCTGCCCGTTGGTTACCGCCGAGTAGTTCGCCATCTGCATCCCGTACTCGGTGACCACCGGCGGGTTGTTGAAGTCCTTGTCCCGCATCTCCGGCAGCCTGCCGATCGGCCGGTGCGTGTCCCAGTAGATGACCCGCCGCCCGACCACCGTGTAGTCCAACCCCGCCGTGGCGGCCAGGTCGTCGACCTGCTCCCACGCGGTCTGGCTGTAGTCCTCTACGACCCGCGACTGGCGGGCGTCGTCGTGGCTGTGGATCGCGGTCAGGTACGGCAGCACGTTCGGGTCCCAGGGGGCCAGCGCGTTGATGGTGATGCGCATGGCCCGCTCCACCACCGACGACAGGCCGATCTGCACACCGTCCTTGAACACCGGCTCCCGGGTGATCGGGTCGACCATCTGGAACGAGTCGTTGTAGCCCTGCCGCATGATCCGCCGGTACAGGTACGCCAGCACGTCCTTCGCTTCGATCTCGACTGAGTCGACCTCGAACCCGATCCGGGTGATCGGCCCCTCCCAGACCCGCACCCCGTCCCGGAACACGACCAGTTCGTGCGCCCACGACGACAACTGCTCGAACATCTGGCAGCAGTCCTCGCCGAACCCGTTGGTGTGGATCAGGCAGGTTGAGATGTCATCCCGGACCCGGCTGAACGACAGGCTGGTGATCGGCTCGATCTCACCCCGGGGCACCTTGCCGCCCTGGTCGTAGACGAACACCCGGTAGGAGCCGCAGCCGAGGCTCCCGGCGATCTGCGGGTTCGCCACCACCGGCTTGGTGGTGATCAGGCTGCCGGGGGTGACGATCGACCAGAACGTGGCCGCAGCCGACCAGTCGGAGAACCCGCCGGACGAGTCGTAGGTGCGGACCTCCCACTCGTAGTGGTAGCCCGGCTGGAACGTGTCCGGCGGCAGCGTCCAGTTCTGGTGGGTGCCCGGCACCGTCGGGTCCGGCCCACCGAACCGGGTGATCCACGCGCTGTCGTCCTGGCCGACCAGCCGCCACCGAATGTCCGCGCGGCGCTGGAAGTCACCCGGGTCGTAGTCGACGAACCGCCAGTAGAAGGTGGTGTCCCCGCCCACGTCGAGCGCTATGTCGTTGATCGGGCCGAGCGGCATCGGCGGGTTGGTCTGGCCGATCGCGTAGAACGACTTCGTGAACGACCAGTCGCCCCAGTACCCCTGGAGGTCAGCGTTGCGGACCTGCCACTCGTACCAGGTGGACCCCTTGAAGGTCAGCGGCGGCGCCTGCCAGGCCAGCACCTCACCGGCCCCACCGACCACCGTCCACGGCCCCGCCCCACCGGACAGGCCGGGCGCGGTGCGGTACTGCAACTGCCACGCCGACTGCTTGTCCCCGGTGTCCTCGTCCTCGAACGACCAGGTGAACCCGACCGCCGCGTTGGCGGGCATGTTCGCGTTCTCCGGTGGGGTGAACAGGTCGGGCGTCGTCGGACCACGGTTGGTCCAGAAGTCGACGCTGTTGAAGTCCTCGGAGGTCAGGCCCCGCCCGTCCTGGCCGTACAGCCGGACGTAGTAGTGGGTGTCCTGGGCTAGCCCGGTCAGCATGACGTTGGCGCGGCTGGCGTTGCCGACGTACGGCGTGTACAGGTCCAGGTAGGTAGCGAAGTTGCTCACCGTGGTCAGCCGCACCAGCAGCCGGATCACGTCCTCCGGGTTGGAGTCGTTCATCTCCGCGTCGATGATCACGGTCCCGGTGGACCGGGTGGTCATCTCGTCTTCGGCGTCCTTGAGCGTGTCGTAGGTCAGCCCGATCTTCACGTCGGTGGGCGGCGACGGCGCGACGTTCTCCGGCGGCGGGTCACCCCACCGCAGGGTGACCACGCCAGCAGCGGCAGAACCGGTGCCCCGCTCCGACGTGGCCTGGGTCAGCCCACCGGTGTAGTTGGCGCCACCGCCACCACCGGACCCGGGGATGTCAGCGTTCTTCGACCCACCGGCGCCACCGCCACCCGGGCGCCAACCGCCGCCGCCGCCGCCGCCGCCGACGGTGTTGTTGGTCCGGGGGTAGCCGCCGGTGCCACCGGCCTGCAACGGCTTGGTCGGGAACAGGGTCTGCGCCCCGTTGAAGTTCGCGCCCGCGCTGGACGTGCCGCCCGCCCCGCCGAGGGTCTGCGTGCCGCCGTGCCCACCGGTGACCTTGCCCTTGCTGCCCAGGGTGCCCAGCGTCCCGGTGCCACCGGTGCCGGACCCGCCCTGGCCGCCCTTGCCGTCGTCACCGGAGCGGCCACCAGCACCACCGGCGACCGCCTTGGTGGCACCCGACGTGGAGTCGATCTTGAGGATGGACGCTCCGCCGCCGGAGTCGCCACCGCCACCGTTCTTCCCCCGGCCGCCGCCACCGCCCCCACCTGTGGTGGCGACGCCGGGGGCATCCCCCGCGTTGGCCTTCCCGGCGTCCCCGCACAGAATCCACAACCGGCGCAGCGGGGTGACCGCCAGGGTGCCGACAACCTTCCCGCCGCGCACCCCGCCCGAGCCGGCACCGTTGAGGGTGACCTCGACCGAGGTGATGCCCGACGGAATCTGCCAGTCCTGCCAGCCGCCGGTGAACGTGAAGCCTTTGCTCGGCACTACGGCGCCCGGTGGTAGAGCGACAGGTCGATGATGGGCGGCTGCTGGGTCTGCGGCAGGTCCACGGTGGCGATGTAGGACACGCCGCAGGTCAGCGACGGCCACTCGAACGGCTGCCCGTCGGAGCCGAACACCAGGCTGTCCGCGCGGCGCCGCTGCCCACCGGGCTGTTGCAGGTAGACCACCTGGTCGGCGGAGTCCAGCACGATCGTCGAGTTGAACGGGATGTAGGAGAAGACCATGTCACCGCAGAAGTTGCACGGGTCGGAGTTGGGGTCGCCGGTGCCGAAGGCGTCGGTGTAGAACCGCAGCCGCATGTTGCGCACCTCGTACTGGGGTGCCCGGACCTGGATGACCGGCATCGCCTCGCCGTACTCGGTGACCGCCTGCTCCGGGATGATGAACTGCCGCCGGGTGTAGTTGATCGGGAAGTCCCAGCAGGCCACGTCGACGCTGGGCAGACCGGGCGGCGGGACCACGAACGGGCAGGCCGGGTCGTACACCGGGGTGTAGACCTGCTCCGGGCAGGTCGTCTCGGTCTGCACGAACCCCACGTCGTCGAACATCGCGCCGTCGGGCACCTCGCCCCCGGCGTAGGGAATGTCGACCTCGGGGTCCATGAAGCCCCTGATGATCGGGACCTCCTGGCTCCACTCGTAGGGGTTACCGGCGACGGCGGTGAAGCCGACGACCCACACCGAGCCCCCGTCGGACAGGTGCTGCTTGCTCTGCACCTGCGGGCCGACGGTCAGCGTGACGTTGCGCAGGCTGCGCAGGTAGTCCACGAGGCAACTGGAGAAGTCCTCCTTCACCTGCGACCGGTGGTCCTCGATGATCCGGCCGCCGTACCCGTACGGGCCTTCGCCGTAGGGGCCGCTGCCGTACGGGGTGGGTTCCAGCCGGTAGACGATCGGCGGGTGGTACTCGGTCATGTCGAGGGTGGGCTCGCACCGGATGTAGCACATCGTCTGCCCGTTGCAGCCCGTCACCGGACCCATGCACACCTGACCGGTCAGCGCCTGCCGCAGCCAACGCATCCCGGCCTCCGCACCACAGTCGGTGCGGCCGATCAGCGCCACCTGGAACACCACGTTGCGGGTGTTGCGGCGGACCCGGCCGATGACCCCACCGTCGAGCGCGTTCTCGGTGACCGTAGCCATCCAGGTCGAGTCCTCGATGCCCTCCACGGACAGCGGGTAGGCGCCCAGGAAGTCGTAGGTGTCCGGGTCCCGGTAGTCGGTCCACGGCGCGTCGTCCTGCATGGGTGTGGAGTACGACTCGTCGCCCAGCAGGTAGGGCAGCGCCTCGTTCTTGTAGGACGGCCGGAACCAGGGCAGGCCAGCGTTGCGGGCGTACGCCTCGGTCCGGCTGGCGTTGATGATCTCAACACCGCCGTACTCGTACCATCCTGCCCAGGCCACTGGCTCTCCCTTTAGGTCGACCTAAAGACCACTACATGTAGGACGCGGCGACCATCCGGTTCACGGTCTCCCGGGCCACCGCAGCCGGGTCCTTGGTCGGCGTGATGATGGTCAGCCCGCCGACGTTGAGGCTGCGCTGGTTGTTGTTGGTGGTCTCCGCGCCCCACTTGCCCTGGGCGAACGCGGACAGCGCCCGCACCGCCGGATCGACCTGGGACAGCGGTCGGGCCAGCGGGACCACGGCCTCCGGTCCGGCCTCGCCGATCAACCGAACCTGCGGCCCCAGGAACATGCCACCTTTGGCGGTGTGCATCCAGGCCGGTGGCTTGGGCCAGTTGATGTGCGGCATCTGGAAGTGGGGGATGATGGTGCCGATCGCGGCCACGATGTCATCGGCCAGGCCCCTGAACGGGGCGATCACAGCCGCTGCCGCACCGCCCACGTCGACCAGCAGTTTCAGTGCCACCTTGCCGATCGCCTTGAGGATGTCATCGTTCAGGCCCTTGAACGGGGACGTGACCGCCGCGAGGATGCCCGCCGGGTTGATGATGTGCTTGAGCAGGAACTTGCCCATCGCCTTGAGCGCGTTGGACGCCTTCCCCCGGAACGGGGACAGGATCGCGCCGAGCACCCCACCGGGGTTGATGATGTTGCGCAGCAGGAACTTGCCCATCGACCGCAGCGAGTTGCCGGACTTGCCCTTGAACGGGCCGGTGATCGCCCCCAGCACCCCACCTGGGTTGATCACGTCCTTGAGGTTGAACTTGCCGAACAACTTGCCGAAGTCAGGCTTGGGAATCTTGTTCCACAGCCCACCCCAGTCGATGTTCGCGATCTGGTCCTTCACCTTCACGGCGTTGTCGTAGACATCCTTCATCTGCTTGATGACGCCGATCTGCGGAACGACTTCCAGCAGGCCCATGAACCCTTCCCACGCACCGGAGACGATCCCGATGGTGGTGGAGATCGCACCCAGGCCACCCTCGATGAGTCCCAGGACTTGGGTGGCCGCCTTACGGTTCTTCGGGGTGTCGAGTTTGTCGAACATCTCGCCGAGGTGGTCGAGCCCGGCGCCGATCTTCTTGATCGAGTCGACACCGTCGCCGATCCAGTTCTTGAAGGCGTCCGGGTCCTTCTTGAGCGTGTCGATCCAGTCCTGGACCTGACCAGTCATCTGGTCGAGGATGCTGCCGCCACCCTTGGCGGCGTCCTTGTTGAACAGCAACCGGCCGAGCAACTCGCCGACCGAACTGATCAGGCCCCACAGGTCTTCGGCGGCACCCTTCGCGGTCTCCATGAACCCGATCACGTCTTCGGGGCCGGTGGTCTGCCGCCAGTGCGCGAACTCCTCGGTGATGCCGGACAGCCAGCCCAGGAAGTCCTGGGTGATCGGGATGACGCCCTCGAAGATGCCACCGAGCCCGGAGGCGACGTTCTTGATGATGCCGGTCAGCGAACTGATCGCGTCCGGTATGTAGATCACCATTGTGTCGATGAACTTCTTGAACCCGGGGCTGGCGGTGCCCTGAGCGAACTGCCCGATCATGTCGCCGATCGCGTTCGAGGTCGCCTGGATCAGCGGCGCGACGGTCTTCATGCCCTTAGCCAGCGGCTCGGCCGCCTTATCCAGACCCCGGAGGATGCCGCCCCGGGCAATCTCCTGGAGGTCCTTCAACTGGTCCGTAATCGGCTTGAGCGACTCCTTGAGCGCCTTCTTCGTCTTGTCGCTCATCCCCATGAAGGCGAGCCCGAGGGTGCCGAGGCCCGCCGCGACCGGAAGCAGCAGCCCGGCCAGCACACCCAGTCCAGCGCCCAGCGTGAACGCCACCGCCGACCCCAGCGCGACGATCGCCGCCGCCAGGTTGCTGATCAGCCCGGCGACCGGGCCACCGACCAGGACCAGGCCGCCGATGATCCCGGCGAGCGCGTAGACGTTGCTCATGATCGGGCCGAGTTGCTTGCCCGCCGCCATCAGGCCCTCGAACCCGCCGCCAGCCCCGCTCCAGGCGGTCTTCATGTTCTTGCCCATGTCGACGAGCCCACCGAGGCCCTTGACCAACTTGCCGACGATCTCCACCGGGGCCTGCATGAAGGAGCCGAAGAACGACAGCACGTCGTTGCGGCCACCTTTGCCGAACGCCTTGCCGACGATGTTCCCGGCCCGGTCGACCTTTTCGCCGAACCGGGAGATGCGGTTCGCTCCACGGTCGTTGTCGCGGACCACGTCGGAGTAGAACTTCCGCATGTCCTTGCCGCTGGTGGAGTTGAAGTTCTTGATCGCCGTGCCCAGCCGCCCGAGGACCCCGGCGTGCTGGTCCATCTCGCGGCGGAACTTCTGCGCCGTGACCAGGGACTCCTTGAACGTCCTGTCCATCGTCCGGCGGAACTCGGTCTCGAACGCCTTCTCGTCCGCGACGATGCCGTCGAGCGCCTTGTCGATCTGCTTGCGGACGGGGGTGCCGAGGCCGCCGGTCCGGGCGAACTCGAACTCCATCGCGTCGGCGACCCGGCGCGCCACCTCACGCGCGTGCTTCGGGTCACCGCCGTCCGAGAGACCCTCGAAGACCGCGTCGTAAATCTTCTGGTGCAGACCCCGCTCCAAGACGGCAGCGTCGGCGTTGATCTGCCCGAACGCCCGCTGGAACTTGGCCCGGAGGCCCTTCTCCATCGTCTTGTTGCGTTTGTCCTCCGCCTCCCACCCTTGGTTGAAGGCGCGGTTGTACTCCTCACCAGACTTCTTGACCGCCGGGATGCCGTCGTCGAACTCGTCCCGGATCGACTTCGGCAGGCCGGAGCCGTCAGCCAGAATCTTGACGTACGCCCGACCGATGGTGTCGCCGCGTACCGCCATCAGCCCGCGCTCTTTCCGGTAGCCGCCATGAGCGCCATGAACGACTCGCCCTCGGCCTCAACGGTCGCCGGGGTCGCCCGCCTCTCCTGACCGGGTAGCGGGGCCGCCAGCATCGCGTCCCACTCCTCTCGCTTCTCGGGCTCCAGGTGCGCCACGCACCAGGCGTACACCAGGTTCAGGAACCGATGGTCTGGCTGACGGATGAGGTCGATCGCGGCGTACGCGGCGTCGACTTCCGCCCACCGTTCCTCGGCGATTGCGTAGAGGCGGCGGGCGACTGGGTAGGGCGGCCGGTCCACTCCTCCGTCAGCGACTCCAGCATCTCCTCGATCATGCTCACACCGAACTTGTCGTTCCGGTCCATCAGCCGACCGATCAGGTGCTCCCGGGACGACTCGTCGAACAACTCCATGAAGAAGTTGACGATCGCGGCGACCCGGTTGCTGTTGGTGGAGTGCCGACCCGTTTCCGCCATGTAGATCAGCATTTGGCCTTCGGTCGGGTCGAAGTAGGTCAACTCCTCCCCGTCGAGCATCAGCGTCTTGGCCTTGTCGTCGGCCTCGGCGCCCGGGAACGCCTCGTCCACGGCGGTGACGAACTCTTTGATGGGGTCCACTCCCTCTCGTGTTGCTCCGCTTTCTGGCAACGGTAGGGAGCCTGATCACCATGAGCCACTCCCCGGCCAGGGGGAGGGTCTTTAGGTGGACCTAAAGGCCGTGGGTGCCAGGCCGCAGGAACGACGACGGCATGCCCCCGGACAGCGGCCGGTGGCGGCGGGCCGTCTTCCGCCAGGCCCGGAGCAGGAAGTTGTTCGCCGCCTGCCCGTTGACCGTCTCCGCCAGGTGCTCGTTGTAGCCGTTCCCGGCCCGCACCCGCAGGTGGTAGCCCTTGACCCGCACCTCGTACTCGCGGCGCTTGGCGCCCTTGATGTGCTTGCGGGTGAACTTCTTGGTCACCGGGTTGATCGACCCCCACAGGGTGACGTACGCGCCCTCCGGGTTGGCGAACCGCTTCGTGGTCATGATCGGCCCAGTGGTGCCCATCAGCACGAACATCGTGTGGTTCGCGGTGACCGCCAGGGTGCCCTCGCACTGCCGGTCGCCGACCTGCCGGGTGGTGGACCGGATGCTGCGCCGCAACTCCCCGGACCGGACCGGGCACTCCGCCTTCGCGTACATCGACAGGTGGGTCGACGCCAACGTCACCCACCGGTGGACCTGGCCGCCCGGCCGGTACAGGTGCCGGTCGATCACCACGACCCGGCTGAACACGCCGACGGCGACCATCACAACTCCAGCAGCGCAACACCCCACACCCCGCCGACCAGCCCGCCTTCGGGGCCTTGCGGGGTGTACGGGCCGAGCATCATGTCCTGCGACCCGGTGCAGCACAGCAGCGCCCGGCGCATCGTCAGCGCGTCCGCCATTTGCAGTTCCACGTCCCCGGCCAGGTCAGCCGGGGACGGTGGGGTGCCGTCGCTGTCGGGCAGGGAAGCGCACCGCATGATGCCGACCTCAACCTCGATGCCGAGCAGGCTCTGGCAGTTGCCGGGCTCGGTGTTCGGCTGCCCCAACGACACCGACGGGTACATCCCGATCAGCCGCACCCACGCCATGCCGCACGCGGTGGCGCAGTCGTCCCCGACGTAGTCCAGCGCCACCTGGTCGCCGGGCACCACGCCGCAGAAGCAGACCGGCGGCAGACCGTCCAACTCGATCTGCGCGCACAGGCAGGCCGCGATGGCCGTCAGCCGGTCGTTGACCGCCGTCTGCATCTATCCCACGACCCGGGGAGTGGTCAGGTCCGGGGACCACACCCGGGGCGCCTGCCGGATCGGGTCCGGGTTCCACAGCGCCAGGAACGAGTCGACCTCCCGGATGCCGGTCAGCCCGGAGGGGAACGCGCCGGTGGCGATCTCCATGCTGATGCCCTGCCGGGCGATCGTGGTGACCCCCGACGGCAGACGGCACTTGGCCCCGGCGCACGCCTTCGCGTACTCCATCGCCAGCACCCCAGCGGCGTACGCCCCGAGCCCGTCGACCGGGTAGGAGTTCAGGAAGGTCACCGCGAACGTGCCGACCTCGCTGTCCGGGAGGGTCATGTCCTGGCAGACCGGCCACAGGCACGGCCCGTCCCCGATCCACACCAGCCGGTTGCCGTCCAGCCGGTAGTCGGCCGGGTCGACCACCGCGCCGTCGACCACCACCTCGCTGATCGACCCGACCGGCGGCGGCAGCGTCACCTCACACAACTCGGTGCAGGAGCAGTTCGTCTGGCACCCGCAGGAGTTGAACCACACCCCGCCGACGACCGTGGGCCACGGTCCGCTGCCGTACAGCCCAGCCATGTCCCAGTAGCCCGGCCGGTTGGTTGAGCCGGCACAGGCGGCCACGCACGGCCGGACGGTGACCGGGCAGCCACCGACCCGGTAGCCGGTCAGCCGGTGCAGGGTGGCGGAGGCGAGGGCCACCGCCCGGTCCTGCACCTCCGGGTCGAGCGCGTCCCACTCGTCGGTCAGGCACGCCGAGTCGATCGGCCAGGGACAGCCGGTCCACGGCGGCACAGGCTGAACGGTCACCGGACCTCCTTCATCGCAGCGGCCCCGGAGCGTGGACGACTCTCCGGGGCCACTGTGTCTCGTGTCGGCTTACGGGGCCGATCCAGTCACCCAGGCGGTGCCGTCCCAGTGAGCGACGCTACCGTCACCCAGCACGATGTGCTGGCCGCTGGTCCACGCCGTCGACGGGCTCGC